CGTTGACCTTGGATGTACCCAGAGGCACAGCGAAAAGCAGGTAATTGTTGAAGAATGTCGCACAGCACTTGCTGGCATACGTCCAGTTGATCCTGTCTATCAACGGCTTGATTGGTTCCGACAGGGTGACATCCATGCCCAGCACCTTGCCCTCGCTCGATCTCCTCAGAGACTGAATACCCTTATGGGAAAGCCACGTAACATTCTCTCCATGAACGGCATACGCATTCTTGCCCACCATTCCGACATCGTTGAACACGTTCTCGACACCGATATAATCAGCCAGCTTCCCAGTGAAAGCGCCCTGCGTACCAGCGTATGTGAGACCAGACATGACGTACACGCTTCTCTCCTTGAAGATCAGAAGGTGGTCGCCAGAGAACTCAACGAGTTGAACGATAGAGTCTCCATCGCCCTTAGCTATCGAGAACTGCTGATAGACCTCATCGTAGTTGTCTATGTCGAAGATGTCTGAACACCCCAGATCAGAGCGATTGTCAGCTACGATCAGCCTGCCGCCCACGTATGCACCCACGTAGCCCTCAGGAATGCGGTTTGTAGCCCCTGAATCGGTGAAGAGGGTAAACTCTGTGCTGTTGCCATCCCAACGCAGTGGAGGGCGATCCTGACCCCTTAACATGACCAGCCAGTTATTAGCCGTGATGAAGACGCACTCATCCGTGGTAAGCATGGGGTCTTCAGCCGACAGCTCCCCGAAAGCGCCCCTGTCATACACATATATCTTGCCGCCCTCTACGATGATCTGCCTGTAGGTCTCATCAGCAGGGAAGCGGAAGTATGTCACGCCCTGAATGTTGGGGGTATGACCGAAATCGAAAGGGAACCAGAAGCCCGTATGAGAGCCATCCATATACTTGGCGTTCTCCTCGTTGAAGTAAAACTGCTCATTCCACCACCATGTGAGGATAGGGAAGGCACGCCTCATGCCGCCACGGGTCTGCAACACACCATTGCGAACAGAGAAGTTCTCAGCATAGCGGTACTCGTTGTCAGCCAGCACGGGAGAGATCATGTTCATCCCGCCACTGAAGTCCAACTGTCCGTCTATAACCTCGCCTTTGGAATCAGCCAGCATTTACCAGTCGCTCCCCGTTCCTTCTATGAAATCACCTATGCCGCCAAACTCAGGATCGGACGGATAGAAGTTCCGTTGCTTCTGCTCCTGACCTTCAACCTTCTCAAGGGCTGTAGCGTACTGAGCTTTCCACAGATTGTTGGGAGCATTGCCGTCCCAGACCCTCAGCTTGTCAGCTATGTAGAGCGTGAGAGCGTAGTCGAGATGGTCAATCAACCAGTTGAGAGTGCGGTAATCCTGAGGATCGGAGAGGCTGACGATGGCTTCGGAAAACTTGAGCAGAGCCAAACACCTGTATGTAGAGGCATCCTTGGTGTCTGCCAGCTTGACCTTGCGGTAGCCACTGGCATCGTCTGCGAGGTACACGAACTTCTGAGAGCCAACGTCTTCACCGTTACGAGCGGCATTGACCTGATCCTCTGTCCACAGGAAGGCTCCCTCGTTATTTGCGGCATTAGTATTGTTCTGCCTGAGAGCAAGAAGGACATCAATCTCTGTCGTGCTGAAGGTTATGATGCCGCTGGAGGGGGTCATATCGAACTGGTCGATATACCTATTCTTCCAAGTGTAGCTATCCCAGAGTTCCTTGCCGCACACGTTGTAATACAGAACGGCTTGCGCTATGACATCGTTCTGAATGTTTGTGCGAGGAAGTCCAAGACCATCAGCGATTGCATCGACAATGATAGTTTCCACGGTCTTCATAACAATACCCCCAATGAGGCGGGTGGAAGGGATAAACCAACCACCCGCTTAGACTCATTTTTCTACACTGTAAGTACCAGTGATGATCGTGGCAGAGCCAGACCCATCAGCGATACCTATGTGAACAGGGCTGTTCTGCTTGCCTACAAACGCATCCTTGATGGTCAGTATAGCATTGGTAGTGATACCAGTGTACTGAACCTTATCAGCGTTCTTGCAGATAAACACTGTATCTTTCACATCGAAAGAGACAGAGGTTCCCAGCGTATAGGCAGTCAGGTTTGACCCTGTACCTATGCTGGAAATACCAGACAGCGTGTACTGACCGTTCTTCGTATCAGCGACAAGAATCGAGTCACTGGTAGTCAGGGTGTAGCCAGACACTTTGTTACTAGACGTAGTGTATAGAACTATGTTCGTAACACTTGCGCTATTGGTTGTGGATACAGCAGTGAACAGCTCAGCGCGATCAATCGTGATCGTCTGATTTGTTGCCAGCCAGACAGACATCTGAGTGTCAACAATTGCACCGTTACCAGCAGGGATCGTTACCTTAGCCGCATTACCAGTTGCGATAAACGAATCCTTGTCGTTGATGTTCCAACCAGCCATAACCATCGAACTCGCCACCGCGAGTACAGCTACTATAGACAGAATCTTCTTCATAATATTATTCCTTTCTGTGCTACAGGTTATACTAGGTTACCGAAGTTTTCGAGCTGTTTGTCGGGATCAGCTGGGTCGAAGTTATTAGGCTTCGATTCGCGTACCTGAGACTTCACAACTGCCGCCCAGTTTTCATTGATCATCGCAACCTGCCACGGAACCAAATAACCTATGGTGTGTCCGTAACCAGTCTTGGTGATGTCCTGAATCTTGAAGCGAGGCTTAGCGAGGTTTGCACCAGCTCCACCCATCGGCATATAACCGAAAGCTTCCTTACCGAAAGCAAGAGCTGAGTGGATTGTGCCGTAGTTAGCACGCACGCCCTCAGACCCAGTGTCTTCAGTAAACGGATTCTGATCAACCACGAATATCGCTCCAGCGTAGGAGAAGATCGTGTGATCCTCAAGACCCTTAATAGCAGTCTTGAAGTTTCCGCTTGAGATAACAGCATTGAGCCTGCCACCATCGTCATCAGCCAGAAGGTCAGCCGCCTGCGAATCAGAGATGACCCACATCATCTTATCGCCTATGACAGGCATCGCACCAGCAAGCTTCAGCTTCGTGTTGACTCTGCGAACATCAGCCCACTTCAGAGTATCGCCAGCACCAAGGTCAGAGAACTGAGTCTTGTTGTTAGCGTAATACTTAGGAGCCGCCTTGAACGTGAAGGACTGACCATAGAGAGAAACCGTAGCTTCTGCTGTCTGATCAATACCACCAGAGACCGCACCAGCGGAATCGTACGCGAAGTTAGCCATACGACCAACGAGGAACGCATTCTGAACGAGTTCGTTCATGCGCCTTTCGAGAGCGATAGGCATATCTTCTTTTACCCACTGATCAAGATCAACCCAAGAAGTGATCTGCGAGACTGTAGAAATCTCAGCATACTCCTGAATGAACTCAATAGGAATGAGCGTCTTGTTCGTTCCCAGAGCCGCACCACTTGAAGGGTCACTACCAGCGCCTGCTGGAGTAGCCATGTGCTGAGGTCTACGGATTCTATCCTTGCGAGTATACTCAGTCCACTGACCTTCTTTTGAAGGAAGGGGGCGAGACTGTGCATACGACACGTTGATCAGAGGAGTGTTCCAGTCACGCCTTGCAAGGAACTTCTTGTCCAGAAATTCTCTAACAAGCTGGTTTCCACCATCCTGATCCAGTACTGTATTTAGGTTAATACTAGCCATTACTTATTTCTCCCTATCCCAGAGCAGACATCTTTTCCAGATCGGCAAGTATGTCGGCTTCTGTTCTAGTTTCTTTTCCACTTGCACCTGATGGAGGAGACCCAGACTCACCAGAGTCTAGTGCGGCTTTATCTTTAGCCGCCTTCTTTATCTCCTTCTCAGCATGTTCTGTAGACTTCGCTGATAAACTGAACGCATCAGAAATCATTTTTGCATGTTCCATCGGATGGCTCACCAGATATTCTGCAAGCGTGGCGTTGAGTTGTCCCTGTATCTTCTTCCCTGACTCATCCACCGTGCCTATGTTTCTCTTATCCCACTCCTTGCCGAACTTCGACAAGAGGGTGTCCTCTTTCATAAAGTCGGGGAACGACTCACTTACCTGCTTCAGCTCGGTCTCATAAACCTGAGCAACGCTGGCTTGCTTATCACTCTCTTCCTTTGCTACGGAGTCCTCCCTGAAACGGGCGAGAGACAGATACTTATTACCAATGTCAATAATGTCATCCTTATCAGGACTATTAGTGGCAATGGCATTCTGCATCGCTTCGTATATCTGACTAGCCGTCAAATGTTTTGCGAGGGCTTCCTCAGTAAGAGCAATGACCTTTTCCTTGTTGCCTATCTGAGAGATTTCATCGTCAGTCAATTCCTCATTCATCGCCCTGAGATGCAGATCGAGAACCTGTCCAGCTGATGCCTTTGGAGCTTCCGCTTCTTCTGGTTCTTTCTTCTCTACAATCTTCTCAGAGGGTGGATCGGATTCGGCTTTCTCCTCCAACTCCTTGATACGCTCTTTGTACTTGAGCCTCTGCTTTATGAACGCCTGTTTAGTTTTCTCATCCACATTTTCGGGTAGCTCATCGGTAGACCCCTCGTCTTCCTCTTTGCTTTCCTCTGACTCTGACTCACCAGTGGACTGTTCACTGTCATCTTCTTCAGTCTTTTCGGAGTCTTCCGTCTGCGGGTTTGAGAGCTTCTCTAACTCAGCCTCTGCATCATTAGCCGCTTGCTCCTCTGGAGAAATCTCTTCCTCTTCGGTGGACTCGTCTGCATTAACTTCGTCTTCAGGCTTCAACCCTTGATCGTCCAGTTTTTCAGTTGTCATAGAACTACCTTCCCGTATATCGCCACGTAGCGGGTGGATTACCACCATCTTCTCGTGCTAACGGCACGGACGTTTATCAAAAATCCTGTTCGCCATCCATGTTTCCATCGACAGCGATATCATCTAAAGCTCTGGCGCTCTCTTCATCAGCCATGTTCTTGATCGTTTCATCAAGCGTGGCGAAGCACTCCAGATAGCCTTTCATAAAATCGTTACTCGCACCCATGAGATTGATCCTGAACGCCTCAGTGTGAGCAGTCAGCCTGAGCTTCTGCCAAGCACTTGTCTTAGCGATGTTGACCAACGCCTCAGACTCATACTTCCTGAAGTCAGGTCGCTTCACTCCCAGCACTATCTTCCTATGCGGTGCGGTCTTGAGAAACCTAACCGATGAAAGACGGGACACTAGGTCTGTTATCTTCTGGATCATCCTCTACCTTTTCTGAGTTTTCAACTGCGAGTTTACCCACGCTCTCCACCATCTGGGCAAGTTGCTCCATGCCCTGCTTGATCTGATCCAACTGCTGGAAGATCGGAGCCTGTCCGTCTTCTGGCTTCTCAGGATCAATCAGCGCGATATCGGCAAAGTGCGGATCGTAATAAGCAAGCCCGTGCTTGAGCTGAGCTTCGACATCCTGATTAGGCACGACCTGAAGCGACTGCATCATCAAGCCAAAGACCTGCTGGAACTTCATAAACTGTGCATCAGGATTGAGAGTCTTCTGACTGGAAGCGGGAACGATCAGGAACTCATGGTCGTAGATGCTGGAGTCAGCCGCGCCAAGATTGCGGTTGTTAGAAATCAGAGGAAGCTGAACGTCCAGTTGCTTTAGATCAGCCCAGAGCATTGCGAAGAGTTCTTTGTCTGCGTCATTGAAGCGATCCACACCAGCGCTTGAGAGCATCGCAGACTTGGCATCCTGACTCTGTTGCTCAGTGGCAGTCTTCTGAACCTTGCGAGTAGCAGAGATGTCGCCTGACCAAAGAGCCATACCTGCACCAGACCTGAGAGAAGCTTCGCGCTTCTGCTGGTCTACGTTAAAGTCAAGGGAAGGGGGAGGAGTCGGAAGCACCGCAGGCTTGACTCCTTTTGGCAACACGTTCCCCGCATCTAATCGCACGTTGGTAGGATTCGTCCCGCCTGTGCCATCGTTGAGGAACACTGGATTGGTGTAGTAGTCCAAGAGAGTCAGACCTCTCTTACGTACACCAGTCGCAACGAGTTGATTGTCCATGTTGAGATGACCCAGACCGCGAGAGTCGTACCACCATTTAGCCCTGTTCTCAAATCTGTGCTGGACGTATGGGCAAGGTCTCCACTCGCCCTTCTCTGTAACGGTGGTCTCCTGAATGAGAACGCCTTGATCGTCAACAACAGGAACCACGTCAATCGTATCAGGGTAGCGCCAAGCCTTGATGTTAAGCAGAAGCTCAGGCTGGTCAGGGCAGAAGTAAGTCATGCAGGGCTGTTCGATCTCTATCTCATCAGTCCAGTCGTGAGCCTTGTCCCACTCGTCTGCCTTGTGATAGACCTCCCAGATAACAATCTCACCGCCACGGATGTTGCTGGTGTTAAGACCTACGAGCCGCTCAGTGACCCTCAGGGGATCAGTCTCATCATCGCTCTGGCTGTAGCGGGTAGTAGACATGCCTGAACTGGTAGAGCCATTAGAGGAGATTGAGGAGTAATCGCTGGTAGCTCCCAGTCTTGCGAGGAGTACGTCAACATTCTTCCAGCCTGCCTTCTTCTTGCGCTTCAACTCTTTGATGGAGAAGCGAAGAACATGAGTGATCATCTCCGCAGACTTGGGACTCTTCGTATTGGCTTTGACAATACAATCTTTCGGGTCAACGCTTACGGCTGAAGGGATAGCGCCCAGCTGATCGTTCTTCTCCCTGATCATCTTCGTGATGGCAAAGCCGCGAGCGTTCTTAGTGTCAACCTCTTCATCCTTAACCCTGCGATAGTTCATGTAGTGACGTAGGAAGGTGTCAAATGCGATCTCTGCTTTCTGGACAATATCCTGAGGCGTTTCAGGATTGAGAGGGATGAAGTGAGCGATACGAGGAGCGTTCATTATCATTGAGATTTCCTGCTCGCTTCTATCACGAGTGGTGTCATCAATGATCGGGACTACAGGCTCAGGAGCGTTGCGATATTTACGCCTCGAAAGTTTGCGATCACCCAGCCTGCGCTTGAGTATAAGCGAGTCCTTCTTGTTCCATCGCTCTCTATCGTTGATGGCATCCTGAACGACTTCTAGGTACTCTGGAGACTGACGTTCTTTTCCGTCCTGAACCTCTGGCATAGATACTCCGTATCAAGTAGTTGGGGGAATGATACGGTCAATGTGTTGGGAGTGCAACAGTTTTCTTTGATTTTTCTACCAGTCACTCATAAAGCCTGTCTCGCCATTCTCCGCATCCTCGCGTTCTTTGCGAACCATCTCCATGTATTCAGTGACGGTAGGGCATATGGTAGATTGCGTGAGAGCAGACTTCACATCCACGATCTTGGCATGAGCGCACAGGTGAGCCACTGTGTCCAACCTGTCGGGAGAATGCTCGCGCCTGCTCTTCTTGGCATTGGTCTTCGGCTCCATCCTCATCTTGTTATTGTCGGAGTTGGATCGGATATACCGCCTGAGCCTGCACTGCTCCAGCAGGATGTCATCCTTCGGGAGGATAAGGCTACCCTTATGGATCATCTCCTTGACCTGCCAGTGCATCTCGGTGTACGCATCAACATAACCCTCCTTGTACACGGGAGCGCAATTAG